CTTTTAATGTGCCTACAATAGCCACACGTAACACGATTATAAAACCGATTGTTATTATTAACCCTTCTAAACTAAACATTTATTAACCTCCCTTTATTACAAATACAATGTTCATTATGTATTAAAAACAAACATTTTTTTTCTAGGTTGTTTTCACATTGTTTTTTTACAATGTCTGAAAATCTACCTACTGAGCAACCATCATCACATACAACAAATTTTTTGTTAAATGCTGTATCGTAATAACTAATCATTTTCTTTACCTCCCTTTAGTGTCTAACTTTTAAACACTATAAGCACCACCAACAAAGGTAAATGGTGCCTAACTGTCTAATTTGTTGGTTCGTTGTTAAAGTAGTTGTAGTTACTTTTGTAATACATTGAAGTAGTAAAGTTAAATAATATAACTTCCTCTAATATTTCCTTAGTATCTTTATAACTATTACTTGTATACGCTTTAGGTGTTATTTCTCCATCCTCTAAGTCGCTTACAGAGTACTTATAAAATGAGCCACCATTATTATTAATTAATATTATTTGATATTCTTTATCTAATTTATGATTAGCTATTTTTTCCTCTATCAATATAATATAATCAACTTCTCTCAATATTGATTCACCATATCTTGCATTTAGATTTTGGTTATTAAGGTCTTTACCAATTACAAATATATCTTTTACTTTACTATTAAAAAACTCTCTAGTTTTCTCTGTAAAGTAATAAGGGCTATTTGTGTTAATCATTGTATGCTCATACAATTCTGTTCTAGTATCTTTATTATTTGCTACTTTTGTAATAGCGTTAGTTGTAGTTTTCATTACTTCCCCTTTACTTGTGTTATTAATTCATTATCTACTATTAAAATTATTAAACTGCATAAAATACAGTTAAACTCTTTATATAGTTTTAATTTATTTATTTCTATTTTGTTCAAATAATTGCAACTTGTACAAATTATCTCTAATTGTTTCATTACTCATCATCCCCTTTTTGTGTTTGATAGTTTTCAGTTGTACCATATAAACATTTAATACAATCCCCCAGTTTTGTGTAACCTAGATTACATTCTTCTTTTATTTGATTCATTACTTCCCCGCTACTACTGATAAATTATTATTTACTTCAATTTCGTTATAAGTTAAAAAATCTTCCATACGATTTTCGTAACAAGTAAAGCAATTTTTAATTCCATTTTTAAAATCGCTTTTTGTTCGTTGTGCATAAATAGAATTACACTTATTACAATTTCTATAATCTATAATTTCACAATAATTTTTATTCATTACTTCCCCTTTATGTTTGTAACCTTCATTATACACATTACAGAAGTAATACAAATTATTTAAATAGATCTTTTTTTTATTAATGGCCTGGATCATAAGTGGATTATATTAGTTGGTTATTGTTGTGAAGTGTAGAGGATGTTATGAGAGTAATCTTATTATCGTTATCTATATTAAAACACCGTACACCCATTATTAAAAAAAATATATCCTATGTTTTCCACTATGTCTTATTTTGTAGTATTTCTTAGATAAAACCCTATAAACACTAAGGAAAAAAACTTGTTTTATAATATGTAATATGTTGCGTTGAGTAGATATAAATGCATATGTCAATATGAATATGCCCGTAGTGTAACGTAACACACCAGTAAATCCTTGGAAACTTTTACTAAGAAATATGCACTGTCTTGGTAGATAAACTACAGTTAGTAATACTACTAATACAGTAATAAGTATTATCTCTGATCTGTTTGAGTGGTTGTTTACACTCTGTGCATTTCATAATGTTTATTCTAGTTGTAGTTTCTTTATTGTGGTTCTAACCCTGTGTCACTCCCTCCCAAAACCAGAATGAACTAAAAATAGTAACAAATAAATATGTGAAGTAATAGGCTATTACCCTAGTTAAGATGGTCCAGCTAGTCCACGTTCCCTTTAGTGTTGATCCAACATTCCTTTCCTTAGAGCTAGAGAAATGTTTTGTTTGTTGTTGTCATAGTATCACAACTCAACTAATATGCAAGTACCTGGAAAGACCAGGTGCAGCATATGAGGATATGCTTCAATTTATAATAAGAAAGAAAGGCTTTTCATTAAAATTTAAGTATGTGGTGTACTTGAAGGTATTGTTTAAGATGAAATGTTTTTGTGGATTGTTATATTTTTCATTACAGTAAATGGACAGACTGTACGTGTACAAAGCCCTGTAGCAATACAGGGTTTTGTTTATTGACTTACTTTCTAATCTGGTTTATAATAAAGTATCAAAAACACTTCCCTGTTTGTGATTAACCCAAAATCCCTAGCTCCTAGTCTAGGGTATAGAAAGGAAAAATATGAAAGTTATGTTTACTTTTAGTACTACTGAAGATTACATTGTTGATACTGAAGATATAAAAGAATCACAAAAATTAATTAAAATGATATGGGAACATAAACAAAATACTCAAAAAGATTTGTTAGTACAAAATAATATAGATTACTCAATAGATGTAATTGAGTATGTAGCAGAAGAAGAATAGAAAATGACAGATATACCAGCAGTTGATTGTGATCAATGTCTGCAACCTACTTGGGCTGATGACCTATATGATGGCTTATGCTCTACTTGCAGTCAAAATGATTTATCAGGATTCTTTAAATAAAAAAAATTTTTTTACCCCACTGGATCTTGTAAATCAGTAGGAGCTTGGCGACCTTTTATACGAGGATAAGTTTTTGGTTTATGATTATTACAATATTTAAATTTATTGTATTTTGAAATAACTGTCTGGCATTCTTTGTGAACGCAGACTCTTCCACTACTATATGTAGTAGAGGGTTTATGATTAGGATATTGTTTTCCTTTAATATAATCACTCATACAATATATAGTATAGGAGATACAATGCCAAAAAAAGGTTATATGCCAAAGAAGGCGAATAAAAAAAACAAAGTTAGAAAGAGAAAGTAATGGCTGAATGGCGAGGAATGAAAGTGAAGTTAAATTCACCTAGCCCTATTCGTAAGGGTGAGCCTGGCTATGGTCGTAAGAAGTCTAAAGTCTTTGTAATGAAAAATGGGAAAGTCAAGAAAATAATGTTTGGCGACCCTAATATGAAGATTAGGAAAAATAATCCAGAGGCTAGAGCTTCGTTTCGTGCTAGACACAAATGCAGCACAGCTAAGGATAAAACAACTGCACGATATTGGTCGTGTAGAGCTTGGTGAGGAGAGAGAATGGCTAAAGTAAGTTGGATGTGGGGTGGCAAAAGATATAGTGGCACCTTGATCCCTAGTAGAGAAACAAAGACACATAGGTTTGCTAGAACAGAAAATGGAAAGATAAAAAAACTTCCTAAGAATAAATAATGGCAGAGCGTAAGCAATGTAGCAATACAGGATGTGAGAAAAAATTTACTATCAAGAATGGTAATAGTCGTTACTGTTCTACTCAATGTTCTAATAGAGCTAAATACAAACGAGCTAAAGAGCGTGAACGACTAGAAGCTATTAATAAACTAGATATAAACGAAACAACATTAAATCGTGGTGAACACTACAAAGACTATGTAGAAAATTATGCAAGTCTTGTAGAACAAAAAACAATTACACAATCTGATGTAGCACGACTTATAGGCGTAGCTAAAGATATAGTCAACAAAATGCACAATGCTTATCGCATAGATAAAACTAATGCAGAACAACGAGAAGATTGGTCAACCCCACAAGCAGCTATTGATTCACTACAAAAGTTTGAAGATTTTAGAGATAGGTACTTCCAAACAGAAACAGGAGATAAGTACGAAACAGCAGACTTTCATCAACGCTGGATTCAATCTATCTTAGGTGCTATTGATACTGGTGGAGAACAGATGATTCTTAGCCCACCACGACACGGCAAGACTGACTTATTAACACACTTTGCTATATGGCAGATATGTAAAAATCCTAATGTCAGGATTATGTGGGTTGGTGGTAACGAAGAGATTGCAAAGAATGCTGTAGGTGCTGTAGTTGACCACTTAGAACATAATGAAAAACTTATAGAGGATTTCTGTGGACCAGGAGCTACCTTTAAACCTAAGAATAGATCAGGTAAGTCTTGGACATCTGGACAGTTTACTACTGCTACAAGAACAGTTACTGGTATTAAATCACCTACTATGGTTGCTGTTGGTAAAGGTGGTAAGATTCTTTCTCGTGACTGTGACTTAATTATTGCTGATGACATTGAGGACCACGGAACAACTATACAACCTAGTGCTAGAGAGCAGACTAGACAATGGTGGACAACCACACTATCTAGTCGTAAAGAGGAACATACAGCTATTGTTGTTATTGGATCAAGACAGCATCCTGAAGATTTATATAACTTTCTTTTAGAAAACCCAGAGATGACCACAATTGTAGAAGAGGCACATAGTACAGAGTGTGTACTGCCAGAAAACGAAATTGAGTTACATACTGACTGTATGTTATGGGCAGGAAAGCGTAGTTACAAATGGTTATTGTCAAGATTACACGCAGCTGAAACCACAGGTGGTAAAGCTATCTTTGAGATGGTGTATCTTAACAAAGCATTTGTAGATGGTATAACAATGTTTGATGTAGAAGAGATAGATGTTTGTAGAGATGTAAATAGAGTTGTAGGGCAGGTACCTGCTGGAACACATTTGATAGCAGGACTTGACCCAGCTTCTACAGGTTATCAGGCTTGTTTCTTATGGGCTATAGATTCTGATTCAGGAAAACTTTATATGGTTGATATAGAAAACCAAGAAGGTGGTGGTGTCATACAAGCTAAACAAACCATAAAGAAATGGCACGAAATGTATGGACTTTCACACTGGGTTATTGAAGAGAATGGTTTTCAAAGAGCGATACGACAGGACAAAGATTTAAAAGATTACTGTTCACGAGTAGGTATCTACTTAGAAGGACATCAGACACAAAAAAATAAATTTGACCCTATCTTTGGCGTTGGAAGTATGAGAGAATTATTTAAGGAACAATTAATAAGTTTGCCTTATGGTAGTGCAGAAAGCGAAACAAAGAGTAATATATATCGTAGGCAACTAATTTATTTTTCTACTGGTGCTAGTAAGCAATCAGGTAGAAATAATAAGTCAGATGTTGTTATGGCTTCTTGGTTTCCAATGAAAGTTATAAGAAGAATGCAAAAAGAAAGATTGGCTGAAGTAGGATTAGATTATGAACCAAGTTTTGGAGAATGGGATATAACTGATATGAACGAAACGCCTTGGAGTTAGAATGACACCTGAAGAAATACAATATCAAGTAACACAATTACACTTTGACAACCAGAGTGCATACTCTACTCGTGGTCGTATTCGTGCCATTATGAATGGTGGACCAGATGGTATTCAAGCATTGCTTGGAGATAACCTTAAAGGTTTCCAAGATTGGCAAGTACCTGTACCAAACCTTATGATGTCTGGACTAGAACACTTGTCACAAAAGATTGGTCGTATTCCTAACTTAAAAGTTGATGTACCTAATGGTAAAGATTCTGACAGAGCAAGAATGAAAGCTGAAAAGATTGGCAGGATTGTTAATGCCTATGATGAGGTACAAAAATTAGATTTACAAATGCCACAAGTTGGTAGATGGCTACCAGGTTATGGTTTTGCTGTATGGGTAATTAGAGAAAAAAAAGATGCTAACGGAACACCATATCCTTGTGCAGAACTTCGTGATCCATACAACTGTTTCCCAGGTTACTTTGGTGCAGATCAACAACCAAAAGAAATGGCTATTGTTCGTAGAGTAC